GTAAAGGCCACGCTTTGTAATAATACATATTGATAAGATCGCCTGCCGCAACATATGGTAAGAACTGATATTTGTCATAAACTTCACTGAACTTACCACGAATAACTGCTGGAACATTGACTGGTTGTAGATATAGTTGTGCTACCATACCTTGTGTAATGATATCTCTATCACCGATTCTATCATATACAATCCAAGGACCTGTTTGACTACTTTGTGATCCTACTGTTGTAAAATCAATAGTTCCACTTACCGTGCCACCATTGGCTACTGTCAATGTAATGACTGATCCAATAGTTGAACTTGGTGCCGCATATACACTTGCGCCTACACCAATGCCTGTTCCGGTTACAATCATACCAACTTGAATTTGTTGATTTGGGACACTTGTTAAAATAATCGTAGTTTGCCCACTTATACCAGTTGCGGTTGCACTTGTGTTATATTGTTGTCCTTGTTTGAAGAACAATATAGGCTTGTTCATATCGCCCGGAATAGGAATATGTCCCATTGCGTCTGCTATGCCAATGTTTTCTGGCGCATATGGATCACTTCGTAATGCGGGTAATTCAATGTTACGCATTGATAACTCAGCCATAAAGATACATTTCTTTATTTCATCGTCATTAGTTGAGCCTGTGAAATCTTTGATGAATGTTACTAAGTCATTGCCTGTTGGGATTTGAAACATTTTTAATGTCCTCTAAAGAATTTTTGTTGTCCTACTTTTGTAGGGTATGATACTTCTACTGGAATAGGTAGTTTGCCACCGGGGTAACATACATATTGTGGGTATTCTGTCTCTACTACACGATAGAACTGAGCCTTTAATGTTCTGTCGTTTTTGATTGCTTGCCAAGGTATGCCACCAAAATATTGGTCACTAATACGAATACTAATAACTGTTGGTAGTTCCATCCATTTGTATGTTAGTTTGCCATCTTCACCGATTGGTGCTAATGGATCAGGCACTCCCATTTCAGCGGCGTGTTTGTAGTTCTTTACACGTGCTTTTATTTCTTCAATGTTCTGTTGTTCTCTTGTAATAAAGAACTTACCATCTTGGCGACCTGTAGTCACTTTGATGTTATTTGCTTTATTCCAATCTGTTCGTGTCCAATCACCCTTCATATTATTATAAAGTTTATCATTTTGTAGTAGTTTGTCTGCCACGCCATTATGATTGGTAATCATTCCACCGTTATCCTGTCTGTAAAAGTTTAAGTTCTTTTCAGGATCTGTGTTGTCTAAGTATTCGGGATTATTTATATTGCTCATAGTATGTATTTAGTGTTTGTTGATTATTGCTCTCACTAACGAAAAAGCCCCTTTCGGGGCCTTTGTTATTTGTTTTCTAAATATTAAAAACTTTTTTAATATATATTGTTATTCGTTCTAACCAAGTATATTGTCGCACTTGTTGAAGGATAGATTTAATCTGTATGTCTAATGCTTGTTCATTTGGATGTTTCATTTCTAAGTAGGGGAGTTTTCTCCCCTTTCCTTTCTTATTTACTTGCTATCTTTTCTAACGCATCTGCTATTCTACTTAGATGCCATTCCATATTGTGTAGAATGTCTCCTTGATACTCACCAAAATCATTCTTTTTATATAACTTCTTATCTAATGTTTCAGCGATTTCGCCTAACACTTCACAGATTTGTTCGTTTTGTTCGTTAGTCATTTTTTCTCCTTTTGTCTAAATGATGTATCTATTATACACAAGCCGTAGGTAAATGTAAAGTTATTTGGTTAACCTCAATATAATATGGATAAAAAACTTCCAGGCACGCCTCATTTTTATTATAACACCAGTGAAATATCTACACAATCTTAAAGGGCAAAAAAGGAGACCAAGTCTCCCTTTTTGTTGTATCAAAATTCTTGTAAGAATTAAGGTGTAACGTCGCCTGGACCGAAGTTTGTTCTTTGAACAGTTGCGGCTGGACGCAATGCTGTAACCAATGAACCAGTGTTAGTGATGTTGTTTAACATACCAACGCCTGCTGGGTTACGCACGATGAGCGTGCCTTCCATAATAAATTGATCCAATGAAGCGTCAGCATTACTGAATACTTCGTTGTTAGGACCTAGGTCACGCAATGAACCAAACTGCAATACTTCTTCGTTTAGGAAGTAGATTGAGTTAGATACGCCTGCGCTATCCATAATCCAAGAATCATACACTTCGTATGTATAGTTGAAGTCGCCTTCATAAGTTTGAATCGTGTCACCACGCTCAACGTTACGACGGTTAACAGATGTATTTGAACTTACAATGTTATCACTGATGATTGTTCTCAAACTTGTTGGAGCAACCATTGTGCGAATTTTTGCATTGTAACGCTGTTCAGCAACAGTTACTAACTGCTTATACAATACTGGACTGAACACTTGGTTAGTGAAAGTGCCAGAATAGTAGTAACTACCATTAGCATAAATGCGTAATGCATTACTGATTTGTGTAGAACTATCTGTATCTTCGTTATTGAAGAATGTATCTAAGCCACTGATTGAACCAGATGTTGTATTGAAACTCATTGAACCTGCAAAAGAGGCTAATGAACCCATACGACGACCTGTTTGACCAGCTGGCAAGCCACTTGCTGTTCCTGTTTGACCAGCATACTTAGTGCCGATTTGGTCGTTACGAACAAGTTGTAACTCAACGTCAAACATCATTTGAATCAATTGCTTGACTTCTTGGTATGCTTGTGGGTCACCACCAGATTGCATAACTGCACGTGCTGTGCCTGAAGCGGCAATAACTGTGCTGAAAATCTGTGTGTAGTTACCTAAGTTGTAACGCTGATTGCTTTCCGCTTGTGACGTAGCAACTGTAGCACCTTCAACTTGCGCTTGAACTTCAGGCGCACGATAAATGTCGTCTGTCCATAAAGGCAATGTTGAATTAACTTTGCGCTTCTTGGCCATACACATATTAAGCACTGGGGTATCGTCTTTTACACGATTGGATACATCTAAATCTAAGTCCTTGACAACGATATCTGAGCCGTATGCTGTTGTTCCGTTACCAATTTGACTGGTTGTAATTTCTGCCATTTTATTCTCCTTGAATGTAAATATAGGCTATATTTTATCTACCACCTCTTGCACCACGAATTTGTGTTAATCGTTGTGTTAAGAGATTGTCTGCGGCTTTTTTATCACCGCCCTTGGCTTGTTCCCGAAGTTTGCTTAAGTCATCACCACCACTTTTTTGTGTTGATGATCCACGGCGTTGCGTTAGCACTGCCATACTTGATCCAGCTGACTTAGTAGTTGGTTTGTCTCTATAGCGTAATCCATCTCTTACTAATGAAAGTAAGTTCTCATCACTACTGATGAGGTCAATGTTAGGAACACCAGGTATGATTTCTTGTCTGGCTTGAGGCCATATTTTAGAAACCTTATCTCGCACTTCATTATAGACATATTCGTTTTTCAACTCTTTGTCTGTAAATCCTTTACGTGCCTGATCCAATCGTTCTGCGACTTGTTGAGCACGAACTTGCCTGAACTGGTCTATCTGTGGCTTCATTTGTCCTATTACGGATTGTTGTTGCCTGATGTACTGTTCATTCTGTTGCATTGCTGCCCTAATCCTTGCTTGTGTTGCAGGATCATTAGTGCGCTGTAACTGCTGTTGAAAAGTTGTTTGATAGTTTTGTGTTTTCACAATCTCATCATACGCACCTTGCAACTTTGGTTGAATGGTAAATTCCATCGCTAATGTCAAACCTTCTTGCTCAAGATGCTTTCCCTTTAGGTACTCGTCAAACTCAGCCTTCTGGATTTTTAACTCTCTTGCTTCTTCGTGTATTGCTGATCCCTGACCTAGTATTGCCGCGGCTTTTTTAGCATCTATTACGACTTCTTTACCGTTTCGCATAAACTTGAACTTAGCGTTCGGGTTTGTATCTGCGAATTCAATAAAGTCAATCAAATCTTCTGCTGAACTCTCATTACTACCAGTAGTTACCTCTTGAGGGCTATCTGTTTCTTGATTGTCGCTAACATTACTATTATCATTGGTATCACCAACTTCGGCTTCAGCATTATCGCTGGGTGCCACAGGGCTTGAAGTATCTGCCGATCCATCTTGACCTGTTGCAGGTTGCTCTGCTTGCTGTCTAAGTAGGTTACGCTCTGTGTGTTCACGCATAGCGGCCATTTTAGATGCAATACTTGCATCGCTTGTAACTGCACTTTGACTTGCGACCGCACTGTTTTCAGTGTTAGGACTTGTCGTTGTTTCCATTTATGTTTCCTTAATTTAATTCTTCGGGCACGTTAGTGTTACCGAGCTTATTTTTCAAATATACTGCTTTTTTCAAAGAAGTAATGAAACTGTCTATTCCAGCGAGTTCGTTACATAACGAAACTCGTTGCATATTATCTTCGGGTGTGTGACCTCTTATACTTGCTAAGTTATCAGCACACTCAAACTTAAAATGATGCACGAACATTGCTAAGTCTTTATTCTTAAGCAATGCCTCTGCTTGACTTCCGTAATGTCTAACTCTGTCCTGTTGAGCAGGAGTTAGTTTGTTTATATTACTTAAATCAACTGTTAATCTGTTGTTGAAAAAATCTACTGTATTGTCATTAATCATTGCTATTCCTCAATATATGGAGTTACATTTTGGTCTTCAATATCTTTGTATAACTGAAGAATTCTATTAGAAATATGGTTTATTGATACTATTGGATTGTCACTGTAATCCACTGTAGCAATATCAACTATTTCTTCATTTCCATCATCTAACTCTTTTACATATAATGTTGTTTTCATTACTATTCCATTGTTGTAATCTATTTATACAAATATTTTACGAATATACTTTTGGATCTCCCGCTGCCACTGCCATAAAATCTAATTGACTTTCAGCATCAACGCCTTCCATTTCTGCTTGTATTTGCTGAGCCTTAACAGTATCTAAATTAGCACTTGCTAAACGTTTCTTATCTTCAGCACTTGGTTCACGATTCTTCATTGCTTCAGCACCCTGTGCAATCATCTGTTCTACTTCGTCATCGCTTGGTAAATAACTATCTGCGTCTTTTACACCTAAAACATACAATGTATCAGCGAACGGCTTCTTGACCTTTTGATATATTTCTTTAGTCAATGTGCCTGCTTGAACCATACCTGTAGTTGTAGTGTATAAATCAGTTTGACACTTTTGAATGATTTGTAATCTGCCCAATGCATTTTCTTCACTCATCATACCCAAACTTAGTTCCATACGTATTTGTTTTCTATCACAGAAGTTCATATCGTCCCAAGATTGATAATCTAAGTATACAGGTTGTTTGTCTGGGTGAAATTGTTGTGCTAACTTCTTAACACCATAATCATCACCATACTGAATTAGTGTTCTCCATACTAACCAAATCGCTTCTTTAAGACCTTCAGCACTGTTACGAACTGTATTGTCTTGTATGATTTGATTAGGAGTCAATGCTAACTGTAATTTGATACCTGAGTTACCGGGTGCCATAACTTCTGGATTAAACACATCACTTGGTGTAGTCATTCCAACCATAGCCATTGTATCTTGTTGTATGCGGTTCATAGCAACTTCCAAGAATTGTAAGTTTCCGCTTGGAGGAGGCAATTGGTAGATATCTTTTGCTGGGTCAAACTTACTGTCTAAGATAAAGATAGCGGCTTCGCCATCTTGCAACATCTCAAAGTCTAATCTGTCTGGCTTAACACCAATACGAGGAGTTGCTGTTAATAGTCCTAACTGTATCTCAGCACGTGCGGCTGAAGTGTTGTATTCTTGCATAGGTATCACTGATTCAGCGACACTCATACCATAGAAGTTACCTGGTAGTGGCTTAGGACACATATTAGCAACAGGAATAAACTCTACTTCTCTTGCACTGATAATGTATGAGCCTGAGTAAATCAACTCAACTAGTTCTAACTCACCATCACCATCAATATCATATTTGTTCCAAACTGTAACGATTGATATTTGACGACTATCTGGATCAGCACTTGCCGCACTAGAAACAGGAATACCCATAACTGGAACACTATCACGTGCGTGAATAGCTAAGTTGTTTAGTACTGAACCTGCTTGGTATGCACCATTCATATTGTATTCTGCGTGAGTTCTAAACTCTTCCAAGTTGATGCCTGGATATAGTTCCATTGCTTCTTGTATAGTCATTGGATCGTAGTAACCACAGAATGGTTGATCCTTCATCTCAGGAACTGTAGGATCACAGATCCAATAGTGTTGAGCGATTGGGTGAAATCTAATATTGATATTGTAGCCAGTTAGTTTATATTTGGCTGAATAGATTGTGTTGCGATTGATAGCACTGTTAAGTATTTCTTCTTGGCTTTCAATAGAACTAGCTTGTATCTCTTGTTGTTCCATTGCCATCATTTCTGGATCCATATCTTCTGGCATTTGCATCATACTATTCATACGACTTTCTACCATAGTTTTTGCTAACTCACCTTGTTGTTCGCCAAGTAGTTGTTGAACTTCAGCAATAACTTTATCCATTTCAACACTAACTTTACGCTTACTTTGACGCAATGTTGTTAATCCACTATCGCCTGCTTGTTGCTCAAATGCTCTTAGTTGGTCATTTGTGCCTTGTGTTTCTACATAACGAGTAATAGGCTCACGTATGGGCTTAATCATCATCATACCATTCTTGTGCATCATCGCATCCATAATCCAACGCTCTAATATGAAGTGTGGATCATTCATTTGATTAACAACTTTATGAACCATATCAGTTGCTTGTCTTGCGGCTATTTCATCTTCTTCTGTATCTGCTACAAACTCAAAGTTGATTTCGCCATTTGGCATTAGTCCCTTAGCAACTACTGCTGTTGCGTAATCTACTACGGGTTTTACGGATGGGTGAATGTAGTCAATGCCATTCACTGGGGCTGTTGAATCCGTTACAGCAAGACATAGATAGTGATAATCTGAAGCACGGTTGACCGCGTTTTTGGTGCCTAAATAGCGCAAGTAACTTGCCATTTTTACATCCATCTGGTTCTTCATACGAACGAACCTTGCGTTCATTGTTCTGTTTTGATTGATGTTCTCAACTGGGATATTTTTGATATCTAACATAATGGGGTTTTTACCTTTAGTATAGACTATTTAGTCAAAGGCTATTCCTCTGTGTCATTAAGACTTTCTTTCTTCAATGTTGTAGAACCAATCATCTCCTGCGGTCCATTTGCGTGTGCCATCTACAGTCCATAAGTTTTGTGCAGCCTGAAAATCAGGAAACTTAGTTTCACTAGGAATTAAACTTTGATCGTACCACAAACAACGATTGTTAGGCTGACAAGCAAACTGTCCATTCTCTAACTTAATAAAGTTAAACGATTTGTGTTCTTCTGCAACTTCAGTAAATCCTGTATCTACATCCATACCTTCACTACAAAAATCTACTGTAAACAAGTAGTTACCATAATGCCATTCTTTATCTTTGCCTAAAAACTTCACACCTAAGTTGCGTAAGCCTATCTTTTCTATAATAGTAAAACGATAACCCATACAATCCCATAGTTGCAACATATCAATAGGCAATGTTCCTGTGTGGTCTTTTTTCCATACATAAGCGTGTATAGGTAGTTTATCGTATAGTGCACCGTAACTGGGTAATAAACTCTCAATGCGAAACACTTGTCCACGCAATGCTTTAAGACTGACCCATATTGCAGGTTCTAGTTCTCCGTGTCCTTTTTGAAAGTTATATAAAAACTCACGCTTTACAAAGCATTTGATTGGTGGTAATGCTGATACTATGTAGCTCAATGGTAATCTCCTGGCAAGATGATTTTAGGTCTGCTCATTTCATCTACTGTATCTTTAAGATTACAAGCCTGACATTCTAACTCTGTTGAGTCCTCATCTTCCATTTCATAGATAGTATGTGGAACTTCTGCTATCATCATCATCTTCTCAAACATCTTTGCGTGTTCTTCACACATTATTGTAGGAAGATTGTTTCCTACAGTTGCTAAAAACTTACTATTCATATATTTCCTTAGTTTGCTGAATATGCTTTTTTCCAAGCAGGTTTGTTAGTATCATCGTGCTTGACGTATCTGTCTCGTTGTGCCATCATTCTTTGTTGAGGACTACGATTATCCCACGGTTCAGCAATACCATTGAGACAAGCCAGTATAGCATATCTACAACTATCAATACAGTCGTCTGGGTCACTGAATCTACCCTGTACGTCTACATAATAGTTTTGTGCTTCACTTAGAAAGTTTGTACAGTTTTCGTTAATCATCAAACTACCCACTTCTAACATTTGACGCATTTGATTGATACCATAACTCTTATGATTAGTTGTGCGACCTTCACTATCTGGTGGATTCATAATCGCTTTCTCATATACGTTTAGTTCATAACTCTCAAATAGTTCACGTATTGATGCCGCACTCATAGTGTATCTGCCACTAGTGTTTGCGTCAGCAGGTAAAACGATAGGAGTACCAAACACTTCAGGACGAAGGAGATGATTGATATACTGAGTGGGGACTGCTTCTTCAATACCCTGCACAATAATCTGTTTATGTAAATAAGCGGTTCGCTCATATGGTTCCCAATACATTAGTGATATAACTGTTTTATCATTGACTAAGCCTAAGTCAAGTGCGATAACTCTATGTATGTTAGGCAATCGTGTGAAATCAATTTCACCCGTCTTATATGTAGGCCAGTTGTTGATTTGGAATACAGCACCTTTACCCATAACAGGCTTACCTGCCATACGTGCTTCACGTTCGTGTGGTAAATAATCTCGCTCCAATTGTCTGCGAGTTTCTTTTAATAAGAATGGATGACCCCAAGGATCGTATTCTGGAACATCATCCCAAGCAACACGAATATAGTTGTATCCTTCTTCTTTGTTCCAGAACTTACTAACCAATCCATTCAATCCTTTGAGGGGAGTAAAAGAACATAAAACCTTACCTTGTGTAGTTGCTGTACGAGTTACAATCTCACTAAAGAAATCATCTGGTGGTTGTTCGTCAAATACGGCTAAGTTAAGTTTGAAACCCTGTAGTTGTCTAACTTCTTGCGTATAATTGGCAAATAACAGATAACTATTACCACCAGACTTATGCTTAATTTCACACCCAATATTATTGGCGCCGTCATTACGCATTGTACTAGTAATAATACAGTCACGTGGTATAGCACCAGATCCAAGATTTTCAGTGATTTTGACATCCTGTGTTCCTAACAATTCATTTTGTAATACAAGAGCAACTTGGCTCCAACCCTCACCAGCAACCATTGCTGTGATAGGTCCTTCATAACGAAAGCCTTCCCACCATTCAGGATATAATCCAGTGAGATGCATTGCTGTCTCAAAACAAGTAGATACTGTTTTACCAATACGATTGGCTGCAAGAATACCTCTACGTTCGTGTATGCCAGTTTTGAAAAACTCAAGTTGATGCTGAAATGGTCTAAAATACTTTAGTTGGTTGTATTTCATATCATCAGCAACACTGATGCTTAGATCCATTAAACTACTTTTTAATGGTCCCGGTATAGTTTTGAGACTGTCAATAGTGAGATTGTTTTTATCCACACTATATCGCAATGCCCTCGCCATTAGAACATCTTCGCCTAGCATTAACTTGCCTTTAAACTTTTATGTACAAAGTATATTGCTTCAAGTGCTTTGCTTAAATCTTTAAGTTCTTGTGGTGATAGTTTCCAAGTACTTACATCTTCAATCAATACACCATCACGCTTATCAAGTCCTGCTTGTAATCGTTCTGTTAGTAATCGTAGTATGTGTTCGCATTGACCAGGAAACTTCTCAGCAAAAGCGACACGATGACTTGCGTTAATCTTTTGTAAGATTAATGTGTCTTTTACTTTTGCATCTTCTCTTGCCTGATGAATCATCGTGTCTCTTATTTCGTTCATTTGGATAAGTCCCAGGGATTATTTTTCACTGAATCATTCAAACTAATGAACTCACGGTCTACCCATACTTCCCATTGATTAGATTTATTAACACGATATGTTTGCATAGTACCACGTAGTTTTTTACCAGTAGGAGTTAATGTGCCATCTTCACGCTGAACAACTTGCTCACCCGTACGTGGATCAAACCATTTAATAACTTCAGGACGAACACGACCAAACTTGTCAATCTTTTCACCAACAGGTCGTTCTTGTAATGGACCTAAGATTTCATAACTAATCATACCATTTTTGTATTTTCTAAACACCATATGACATTTCATATCCTTAGCACGTGCTTCTTCATCTGGATGAGGAAATGTAGGAACGTAGAATGTATTTTGAACTTCAGTAGATGCTGGCAATGTTCTATCACGTTCTGGTACAATCTTAAGCGGATCAATAGGAACTAGTTCAGTTCTATCAATGTATGGATTGTCGCTACCAGTAAATTTTGGATCTACTTCAACACCATTTAATACATCCATTGCAATTTGATATTTTAGTTTATTAGCACGACCTTTTAGATTTAATACAATGCCTGTTTGGTCATACACAAAACGCTCAAGTTCAGTAGCCGTAGGGAAGTCTGTCATTAGTCCATCAATATCAAACTCTGGATGAGTTAGTATTGACTTATCTTCTACTATTTGTTTTTTTGACTTTAGTTTTTCCTGCTTGACTTCTTCTACAATGTCAATAGGATCTTGAGGTGTGGGAGCAATGTCCCAAGTGTTGTCTGTGGTTGTTGTTTTTCTATTCATATAATTTCCTTTCATATCAAAACAATAAAAGAGACATAAATGTCTCTTTGTATTTATACTCAGTAGCCGCTTGTTGCGCCTAATGCACCTTTTTGTCCTGCTGGGCCTGACCTACCAGGATTTGGGCGATTAGGCTTTTTGAACTTGCTAGTTGCAACAGTTTTAGTTGCAGGCTTTTTAGTTGCTTTTGGCTTAACAGTTTTGTTCATCATTTTGGTGACTTGTATTTGCTTGGTAGTTTGCTACCATTTGCTGTAGAGTTCTTTTTAGGACCTGTATTAGTATTCATACTAACACCTTCTAATGCTGGATTAACAGTAGGAGCTGTACCACGACCACGCATTTCTAATGCATCTGTAACCATTTTAGCTAATGATGCTTTTTCACTAGAACTAGCTGATTTAGCATCCATAAAATCATTGCGTTTAGTTGGTGTACCAGCATTACCTGTTGTAGGGCCGCGCTTCTGGTTAATTTCTTTGGCTTGGGGGTTTTTTGTGTTTAACATTTTATTTCCTTTTATGCTTCAGTAACTATTACTACATTAAAGTCTGTGTACTGACCAGCATTGGCTGTTGCGGCTGTAAAACCAGTGCTGTCAACTGCTGTACTTAAGGCAACATCTGTATATAATGAAAATGTGTTTTCTGACAATACACTAATATAAAAAGAGTTTGTACCATTAATACCTGCTGTTAGTAATTGGTTCATACCTGTTACTGCTGTTGGAGTTGTAGTAGCACCACTTGTAGCACCTGTAACTACATTGGCAGTATTAAACACATTGGCAGTTGCTAGGTATTCAATACTTGTTGGCAATACATTTGTAACAACTCCTGTAGCCAAACTTGTAACTTGACTAATGATTTCACCTGCTACAAATTCTCCAGTAGCACTTGAAAATGTAAGTTTATTACCTGGATTAGTGAATAAAACAATAGTTCCACGTGCAATACTAATGTTTGTAATTGTTCCTGCTATGGGACTTGATCCACCTGTTTTTGTTGCTGTGATACTAGTTGAACTTGCAAGGCTGGCAACAACAACTGAACCACCCGCGCTAAATGTACCTGTGCCTGCTGTAGCAGTAATAACATCACCAACTTGTAGACCAACTAGTGAACTCATTCCTGTGATAGTGAAAGTCCAAGGACCACCAAGACTGGCTGCGCCTACTGTCAATGTCATATTGTTAGTAGTCGTTACTCCGCCTAAGTTTGCTCCATCGATGGTAATAGTATCTCCTACTGCATAACCAGAACCAACAGTGGTAACAGTTATTGTCACTGCTCCACTGTATGCTGTGCCTGCGCCTGCTTTTACAACTGTAAAAATTGCACCACTACCACTACCACTAGTAGATAATTGTGGAACAGCGGTATAAGTTGCGGCTGCTGTAACACTGGTTCCTGCTACAGTTGTAAAAGTTGTAACTCCACTAGTTAATCCACTTGTAGGAATTGCGCCTATAGTGCCAGTTGTGCTAACAATATTGGCAGTTGAAAGGAATGTTGGTAATGTGCTTACTGCTGGTAATGAAATGTTGGTAACATCTCCTGCTGTAGGAATAGTGCCACCAATTTTATTAATTGTAATACTCTTATTACCAGTAACTTCTTTAACACTTACTACACCACCTGCGGCAAATGTGCCTGTGCCTGCTGTAGCAGTAATAATAGAACCTGATACTAGTCCTGTTACTGCACTCATCAATGTAATTGTAGCAGTCCAAGGAACACTTGAAGTGCCTGAACCTGTTACTGTACCAATAGTACCTGTTGTGCTAACAACAGTTGCAACAGTAGGAACTGTAACTACTGCTGGATTAGCTTGGCTAATTGTGCTAATTGGATTAGCGTATAAATCTGGGATTAGATCCGTTCTGATTGTTGTCATAATATTTTCCTTATATTTTTAGTTTACCAATGTGACTGGTGTAATATACACTGGGCTTGAATTTGCCGCAACACTAGCAACAAAAATTGTTGCTGGTGGTATTGATTGTGAAGCAACTTGTACAATAACTTCAGCATATGCTGGTATTACGCAACTGCCTGCATTAGCGCCATCACCTGTTGGTATAGTTGCTGTTACATTTGCTAGTCCAGTATTAAAGTAAATGTTTTCAGTAGCACTGCCATTAGTGATTTTTAAGAATACAGGACCACGTTGTCCTGCAAAACTAAAACCTGCTTCTGTTGGTGTAACGTTGATTGAACTGCTAGTTGAATTGGCAGTTACTAAATGTGTTAGTCCTGTGACTTGGTATGCTTGAACAGTCATTATCGTTGATTCCCTTTAGTTGGGCCACGACCAAAGTTGAAACTTTCTCTACCAACTTTAGGCATTGCTGTTGTTTGTCCATCACTAACTGCTTGACGAACTTGTGCCTTACCTGTAAACATATCTTTACCGCATACAGGCATTGCTGTGCCACCACCAGTAGGGCCACGACCTTTGTTGATTAGTGCTCCATCATTCATTGTACCTGAATGTTTGTTAACTAATACTTTTTCCGAGTCATTGCGGCTGTAGCCTGGGCCACTAAAGCCTGCGTATCCCATTCCTGAATTATCTTTCATTTTGATTTTCCTTTTGTTGTTTTCTTAGCCGTTTTTGCTGATTGCTTAAACGCACTCGCTGTTGGGGCGCCTTTAGTGCCGGGCTTACGCATCTTTTCACCAGAGCCTGCTTTTATGCGTTCTCGTTTGGCGTTTATATTTGCATATAATCCATTTTTCATATTAACATCCCCATCTCTTTCTTGCGGCTTTGCCTCTTTCACCATCCCAACCTTCGCTTCTAGCACAAAAACTTTTTTGTCTAGGACCACTCTTAGTTGGTGCTTTCAAATTACTACCAGTTGCCTTGTTATACTTGGCACGACCTTTAGCGGTTAAACCAGCGCCTTTGCTTGCAGGTAATTTCTCACCTCTGCCAACACTTAGTTTAACTTTCTTAGTAGCCATATTATTTCTTCTTTTTACGCAACATTGAAAAATCACTACCGTCAATCTTGCCGTTTTTATTCTTGTCCATTGCTTTTTGCTTTGGCGACAACTTGTCAGTTTTTTTATCTTTACTGTTTGTAGTTGGTTTTTTGTTCATCATAATGTTATTTATTCTTTTTTTATTCCAGCGAGTTTAGCCAATGCATCTGTAAAGGCTTTTTGTTTCATATCAATAGTGTCTTGGCTATCAGTAATCTCAATCTTGCTAATATGTGTCATTAACTTATTTAATATTAGATTGTGATATTTGATGACTAGTTGATGATCCTTACTATCTCTAGCATTGATGAAGTCTTCCATCAATATAGTTTCATAACCAACACCTTTTGTTTTTCTTTCCAATGCGGCTAATAGCCCATTTACTGATACTTGATTAGTGCCACCTTTAGGTCTGCCCGCACCTGGACGAACACCGCCCTTGCCCTTTGCTTTTTCTGTTTTGATTTCTGTCTTTTCCATAATGTATTTATGCTTTATTTAGGATAATCTTTCTTTAGCCAATCTAAGTTGGTTCTATTTGGATTAGGTTCATACCATCCATTACCTGTTTGTATGTTTAGTATGCTTTGAAAGTATTCCTCATACATTGGACCTACTTTGTCTAATGTAAAATTCTCTGCCCAAGTTCTACAATCTATTGGCTTGATGTTCTCTATATTCTCTGTTGCCCATATAAACTGCTCAAACGTTCTACAACGATATCCTGTGACACCGTGAATGTTGTTTTCTACGAAACTTCCCCAATCTGTTGTGATTGTGGGTGTGCCACTCATCAATAGTTCTACTTGTACACCACCAAATGGCTCTACATATTGACTGGGAACAAACGCACCCTTAGCATTAGCCATTAGTTCTCTGCGTGTTTCTGTATCAGCATA